AACTTTAAATCATCATCAGATAACTTATCATCACCAAAGATTTCACCGTCAACTATAATAGTTTTCATCTCAGGGAATAAAAAACCATAACCATATTGGTCAAAGAGTTTCTTAAGTTCAGGATAGTGAACATTGTTCTCATAAACCACGTTAATGAATATGTTTTCCATAAACTCGCTTGGATACACCATTACTCCTTCTTCCATGTTAAATAAATAGTTTAATAACAAAAAAGGTCAACCAAAGTTGACCTTTAATTGGGACTGACCAGAAGGTCAATCATTCCACCACCTGATTTGAGTTCAGGAACTCAACGGTTTTCAGCCTCATAAGCCTGATGCACCGTTTGGCACTGTACCACACCATAAGAACAACCATCACTAGTGTAAACAACAGCATCCCCATCGTAAACTTCGACTTCTTCAACATACTTAATTTCTTTAGTCTTGGGAATAACAACCCAATCACCACATTTGAACTCTCTTCCCATAGACATAAAGTATAAAAATTAAATACGAATTAATCAACCTTCCATTTTGGATTTAATTGTTGCATATTCACCAAGTGTAACGGTTTCAACGTTACCAAGGATTAGACACTGACGAAGGATTTCAAATGGTACGTGCATCAAGAAGTCACGTCCGTTGAAAGTTGTCAGGTCTTGCTTCAATTCCAAACATGAATGAATCATAGTCAAGAAAATCTTGTGCTGAACCGCATCTTGATATTCCTCGTTTAGAACCTCGCCGAACTGTGGATGGATAATTTTAACTGTCTTCATTGTGTTACAAATATACAAATATTTTCCGTACTACCAAAATAAGAGCAAAAAAAAACCTCAGTATTTTTGGACTGAGGTTAAGGAAGGTGTAAATACGTTGAGACTACACGTTTTGAAGACCCGTCTTTCGTGAGATTATCCAGATATTGGTTCCTCACATTGTCCACTACGATTGCCCGTAGTATCGAGTCAGTGTCGGTAATTTAAGTTCACCACTCTTTTCGTTAAAACCAACTCAACCGTTACTCTACTCTCTTAAGCCTTGCGAGCTCACTAAGGGATGGCCGTCCCACGAGGTATTTCGTGATTAACATAAGAGGACTTGCGGTCCGCCTATGACTCCATTAGTCCGATGACCTGAAGTGTTAGACACCTTTCAGTTTCAACGCCCGAAGAACTTGTGCTTTGTCTTTATTTTCGTATAAAGTTAGCTCTTGTGGATAAATGGACGATGTGCTTCGGGAGAAGTTCCGTTCCTTTTGGGAACAAAATGCTTCACACCACCCTGTGAACCTGCCAGCTCACGGTCTGTCAGGACTTCGTCATCTCTTGCAACGACTCGGAAACCCTTGAGACTGGTACCCAGCTCTACAACCCATGGCAGGGAGTGTCGAACCGTCACCTGTGACTTTTCCTATTGGTGTCACCACCTCAACCCCGATATTCCACGGACTCGGAGTGATTATTCCCCCTCAACACTTGTCGTTGGGGCAATAACCGTAGTCACTTTGTTTAGTTGTCAAGACTCTCGTCCTGCGAACTTCCCTTAGAGGCTAATCTAAGTTCCATCCCTTTAGTCTCATTACTGAGGTTATCTAACGACGCTAAACCGCCGAAGGTTTTTGATATCAACTTTTCTTGAAAAGAAAAGGGGTTACGGTGACAAGTCACCAAAAAACAAGTTGATATCTCAACCATTAATTTTTCAAAGAACGTATCAGAAACTTACTCTATAACTACGGATGGTGAGATTTTGATTCCGTGTTTCTGATTTGTTTTACAAACTTACGACATCGTTTTCAGATTGTCAAATAATTTTGTAAACTTTTTTTGATTGTGATAAATAAATATCGGTTAATCTTTAAAAGTTATACTAATGTATGAACTTTTTTCCCTCTGTCAAGTGGTATATCAAAGTTTTTTTTATTTTGTTTGAGGTATTTATCTTTATGAACCTTTCAATCAACGACAATAATTTCAAAGTTAAACTGGCTCTCACACCTAATCAAATTCAAAATGGTATGATGGGTAAGAATTTCAATGAAGAATACAACGGATTGTATTTTATAATGCCATACAAAGGTGAACAAAGTTTTTGGATGAGAGATTGTCTTGTTCCGATGGATATCATTATGATTGATGGTAATGTTATTACCACCATCCACGAGAACTGCGAACCTTGTGATGAACTTGATTGTGAGAGTTACAAAGGTTACGGAGATAAAGTATTGGAAATTGCAGGTGGAACCTGTGAAAGACTTGGCATAAAAAAAGGAGACAATGTCTCCTTTTCATTACTCTGATTCTGCTTCAGAACCCGAATTTATCTTTTCTTTGAGTTTATTTACAAACTCTCTTTGAATCATCTTAACAAACTTAACGTATGGTGCATCGTCCGCTTCAGGGTTATATCTATAAGGGTCCTGATTTGGTCTCTTAGCTCTTCCAAAGTAGTTAAGTGCTGAGATATTTGTAATACACTTGTGTCCACCTGAGTTTGCTTCAATCATATCCCAAGCAGGAACACCAAACTTATCCAACACAGACCACTCTTCATCTTTTAAATCTTTTGATGGTTTAGCCATTATCTTCTTGATTGATGAAAGGTATTGTTCACCGTTCTCAATCTCACGTACCTTATCACCGTAGAACGCTTCAAGGTCGGCATCTGTAAATCCAACAGAACCTTCTTTAGCTGATGTTTCAGATACCCACTTAATAGTAGATAAAGGAATAATCTTATCCTCTAACTGACCTTTCCATTTCAACATTACTTCATCGGCAATCTCACCCAAGTTAACACCCTTGAGTTGTCTTTCTTTATTGAATGGGTTACAAGACGCTTGTACCAATCCCATTGGCCATGCAATAACTAAGAAGTCAGCATCAGGATAGTTTTCAAATGGAACGTATCTATCGTAAGCACCAGGCTTAGATAACGCTCCACCACCGTACTGAACAATGATACCATCTTCGAACTGAACTCGTGAACTGTTCTGTTGAGACTGAATGTAATTCTTTTGGTTTGAACTCATCATCTCAGGAGTTGCATAGTTTTTTTCCTGTGCAATTCTCTTAGTGTTCTGTAGGATATTCAACAACGATGGTGATGCATTCATAACCAACTCCTCTAAGAAACCTGGTTTGTTCTTATAAGCTAATAATAATTTGTTAGCTGCTAGCCCTAAAGCGAATTTGTTACTTTGTAATGATTTGTCTTTATCTAACTTGAAGATAAAGTTCATAATGTCTTTTGGTTTCAAACCGTATTTTGCAAAGTCCGCAGAATCCACAGTTGATATCAAAGTGATGTCATCTTGTGTGAAGATTTCTTTTGGTGAAACAACCTGAGATATTGTTGCCACATTTGAACGTGATGGTTTGAATGAAACTGACGTATCTTTTTCAACACCTGTTTGTGTATCGTGGTGGTCTGTATGGATAACAAACATTGGTTTACCGTGAGCAAAGTCAACCAACACCGGCATTGTATCACCAGTTGCATCTTGTTTCTTTACCGCAAACTCTTTATCACCATATTGGATAACCTCAGAACCAACAACTTTAATACCGTTGGATTCCAAATACTCTCTCATGGCAATTGCAGTTGTTACTCCATCCAAATCTTGGTGGAAGTAAATCTTAGCCTTTGGGTATCTTTTAGCCAAATCTTTAATGTCACGTAGACCTGATTCTTTAATAAGTTTTTTCATTAGTCCCAACCAAAATAGTGTGCAATTTTATCAAATAAATCTCCGTAGTCAGACATACACTGTTTGAAGATGACCTTGTCTTTTTCTGGCATCGCATCCATTGTATCTTCACCCCAAACACCATCGGGGGTTACCTTAATCATTGACTGATATTTTGCAACTGCTTGAGCACTTTTAGAGTTAGGTAAATTACCAATGGACCCATCCAGTTTTAGTGGTTTACCTTCATCATCCTTTACATTTTTCTTATTCAAGAAACACTGAATACCCCTATTGTAGTTATATCTCTCAATGGTAGTCATACCATTATTTAAATCTTCTTTTAGGTATTGTCTTGAAGTGGCTTCGACGTGTAAACCAAGAATTCTACTTTTCTCTTGTTCGTTAATTCTGAATTGTTTCATAATCAAATTTTATTATAAATATCTTATTTTATCTAATCATAGAATCAATCGATGTACCAATTCTTTGGTACACAGGATTATTTCCATGTGGCTCTATGTTACCAATCGGTGGTTCAATTAAAATACCTCCTAGTTCCTTATATTGTTTATAATAATCCCTTACCTGTTTTTCTGTAGTCCTCGCAAGTCCACCCCAACCCCACGAACCTTGAACTACCAATATTCTTGTGTTCGGAAACTTCTCACCGATTGCGGCAAACAATCCCGCAACATCATCATTAAAAACCCTACCAAAGTTACCGTTAGTCCCAATTACCGTGATGACGTTTTCAACATTCTCATTGACATATGGATAAGCATTTACAGCATCCTTTAACCAGTTAACACCCATTCCACCTTTCCAAAGTGATTCAACCCCACCTGTAGTTCCTATTCTTGATGCTTTAGATGTTGCGTTATCAACATAAGGTGTTTGAGAGTCACCAATAATGATGTTTCTCGGTATTACAGGGACTTTTGTCTGAGCCTCCACACTATCCTCATATAAGAGTTTTATACGTTGTCTTTCTTGTTCATTAAGTATGAAAGGTTTTCCCATGTTTAATAAATATCACATAAATAAAAAACCCCTATTTAGTAGGGGTTTCTAATTGTATTTCAAGTTGATTTTGTTGTAGTTGATATTCTCTGACCCTCTTCCGAGCCACTTCACAGTAGTTCGGACTGATGTCCACACCTATCCAAGACCTTCCCAACATCTCAGCAGCTAAACATGTTGTTCCTGAACCATTGAATGGGTCCATAATAACATCCTCTTTGTAAGATAGAATCTTGATTGCCTTCCACGGAATATCCATTGAGAATGTTGCCTTGGTTTGTTGTTTAGTGTCGGCGAAATAATGCCATTGTCCGTAAACCAAATTGATGAAGTCTTTCTTATCATCATCAGCATACATCTGTTTCTTTTTTTGTTGACCAGGGTTCTTTGGGTCATCAATCATTTCAATCCAAGACTCCCATTGAGGTGTTCCTTTGACTTTGTTAGTGTGAACTTTTTTATACGCCAAGATTACACACTCTTTTGGATTGTAAATGTATGGTGATGAAGGACTCATCCAACTTCCCCACGCTGTAGTCTTACTTCTATGTGGTGATGTCTCTTCCAAGTCAATGATACCAAAGAAACCAAAACCTATCTTCCTCATTACCGCCCATACCTCAGCTGAAAAATAAATCCTACCACCTTTTGTTTGTCTATTAATCTCATAAGGAATGTTAATCGCCATACGACCATCGTCTTTCAATACACGGTACGCCGCAGTCAACCAATCCTCAGTGAACTTCATATACTCCGTAAACTCTTTGTCATCGTCCCAACTGTCATAATCAATCCCAACACCGTATGGTGGACTGGTAACCATCAAGTCGATTGAACCCTCCTCCATATTGTTCATGAACTCAACAGTGTCTGATTGCCAAATCTTTCCTTTTAATTCTTCTATATTTTTCATTTTCTAAGTAATTCTAATATCAAGTATAATAACATAACAGGCCACAAAAATACAGTGAAGACTCTCTCCCTCATCGTTAGACGAGTTTCGTCAATTCCGTATACGAGCATCGATTCTATCATAAACGTAAACACCATACCGAGTAACAAATACATTAACATTTACTCTCGATTAGCTCAATCTTACGTTGTAGATACCACAATGCTTTTTTAAGGTCCTGAAGTTCTTTGTCTGTTTCTTTCTTACCAGCTCTTACGATGTACTTGAATGTATTTCCAATATGAAAGTCCATCTCCAAAGCTTCAATAACTTTGATTACCTCATACGGGTTATTCTCACCACCATAGTGTTGCGGGTGATTAACCATCTTTTCTATTTCATTGGTTTGTGAGTCCATAATATCCTTTTCCATTTTTATTTTCTTCCACTAAACCAAGTTCAATGTATTTGTTGATGATTTCCATTGCGTTTTCCTCATCTACCTTCAAAAGGTGTTTTGCAATGAAAGAAATGTGTACTGGTTGTCTTAGCTTAGCCAAGAACTTTTCCTCATCTGTTGGCATACTTTTGTGCTTTTGCTTCTTTTCGTTGTTTACGAACTTTTTTATCAGATAGATTTTCAGAAGTAGTATTTTCAACTTTCTTACTTTCCACCTTCACAGAACCTCTTACCTCTGTTTTCCACAGAGACTTTGAACAGTACTCCCAACCTTGCCATTTTGTTCTAACCATGTTGTTAGCATCTTTGTCGTCCACTCGTTTGATTTCTCCAGTTTTTGTATTTCTGATTGTTTTCATAATTTATTTAGATATTTGCCATTGATTGTAAGGAATCATTTCTTTGGGGTGATTCTCAAAGAAAGACTCATGAATAAAAGTATAAGGATTTTCTTGTTTCTTATCAAGGTATGCCCCCCAAAAAGATAGTGTTGAATTTGTTAAAATATGTTTATCACACATCGACATTAG